CTAAAGACTTGCGAGGGCCTTTTCATAATATGAAACCGCCTCTTTTTCTTTGTCTTTGGATAAATGAGAATAGGTGTCTAGGGTCAACGTGATATTGGAGTGACCTAGACGGTGCTGGAGTTCTTTGTAACTAATTCCAGCGTTCAGCAGCAAACTAGCGTGAGTATGGCGAAAAGCGTGAAGGGTAACCCGTGGAATTTCAAGTTTTTCACAGTGGCGGTCTAACACTCTTTGGAAGTTATTCCTAGTAAGGTAGAGCCGTGTCGGTGTTTCAAATACCCTAGTCGGTGCTCCTCCAACTTCCAAGAATACCACTCGTTGACGGTTTTGGTATTGTTTGAGCATGAGGACTGTCGCCTTATCGATGCTGACAACTCTTTCCCCAGCCTTGGTCTTGGTTTCCCCTACCTGTTTAATTTCTTGTAAGTAGGTTTTGTTGATTCTGATACTATGCTCCTCCAAGTTGATATCCGACCATTCCAAAGCGGATAACTCACCTATACGCATACCAGTAGCAAGCAAGAGACGAAAGGCAACCATATAGCCATATCTTGTAAAGTCTTTTTGGGCGAGCTTGTCAATATGATCCAGAAACTTTTTTAAGTGGTCTGACTGGATATACTTCACTTTCTTTTTCGCCGGTTGCTTCTTCCTGGGAACGAGAGTATCTCGCACAGGATTGTACTGGACCAACTGCAAAACAATAGCATACCGAAACATTCTTGATAGGACAGAGCGTGCCTTATCAAATTGATTTGTCTGCTTGGCCAGATCATTTATAAAAGCCTGGGCTACTGGTGGGCTTAGCTTTTCCAGTCGCATATCTCCCAAACGGGGTAGGATATGATTCTTTAGATATGACTTGGTATTTCTTAACGTTTGAGGCTTCACAGTGTGCTGGTAGTTCGCTAGCCAACTTTCAGATAGTTCCTGAATGGTTTTTATATCTGTTTGAGCACAGAAGCGTGTTGAGCCACTTTGTTTGAAGTTATATTCTGCTTGCTTGGCCTTCTGCCTAACCTCCTTTTGTGTCCTCCCCGTGACATTGGTCTTGACTTTCTTCCCTGTTACCTGGTCCACTCCTAGATAGATATTTGCACGGTAAATAATGCTACCGTCTTTCTTTGTTACTTCCTTTATTTTCATGATTATAAACCTTTCTATCATCAGCAGGCAAGCGATTAAAAGGGATTTAGGTTTATATCATGTAACAAGATTGTTAATAGTCTATTCAAATTAATTGGTAAATTACTTTTTCCAAGGTCTGTAAAACAAAAATAGAGCCAACTAGTAATCTAGCTGACCCTGTCTTTTAAAGAATTCCCTTAATTATGCACGCATAATTCATAGGGCACCGAACTCAATCGGTCTTACACTTTAAAATATAATATCAGCATTTTTATAAAATGTCAAAGCAGATAAGTAACGGCTAAGGGAAATATTTTGGTTAGATTCTAATTACTTAAAACTAGCGTTCAGGTTTATGTGTTAAATTTACTCTTATAAATCAACGTAAGCCTTGCTACACAATCTTCAGGGATATTTAGTGTTTGATAGAGATTTCCCAAAGGAGAAATCTGATTTCTATCATGATGTGAATAAAAGATGGCATTAATGTCGAATAAATATTGTTGAAACAGTATAGGGTTATCAATCAAGAGCGCTATGGAGATCATAACAGCAAATAAATCTTTTTTTCCAATTCCATTCCTATAATCATCATCGGTAATGACACCTTCAGGAAGTGCTTCAAAGAGATATTTTTTATTTAATTTTGTTGTGACATTTGATAAAAAAGTTCGATTTCCGTGTGCGATATTATTTCTATACTCATGAATTAGAGATAATGAATTTGCAAGAAATTCTTTTTGCGACTCTTGTTCTTTTAAATTTGTCAATTTAAAGAAATCCGAGGCAATTCGTTCCTTTAACCCATCACGAAGAATTTTATACCAGTTTATAGCTGTTCCAAAGTAAAGAGCATTAACTGCAATCCAAGGAGGAATACAGTCATGTTCAGCCTTATAATGCTGTATAGATGCACTGTTTTTGTTTGTCTTAATTTGTTGAATGATATTATTTATTTCTGATTTTCTATCAAGATCTTTTGTATTGGAGTACCTATTAAAATCAAGATATTCATGTTCATAAATCCCATATTTGCTAGCAACATTATAAGCAATTTTTGTTTTTAATGATTTTTCTATATAGATAATATACTTAAATAACAGGTTATTTAAGCTGTTATCAATTAAGGCAATAAGATGTAAATCATGAAACGGAACTTCATAAGAAAAGCGTTCAAAGCCCTCTTCATCAATATAAGTTCCGAAAATATCTTTATACCCATTAATTATTCCATAGTAAGAAATACTTTGAAGCACTTCTAAAACAAATTCGTCACTTTCGACAATTATATTCTTGTCTTTTATTCGTTGTAATTGCTGTCTATATGTTAGAAATGGTCTGTGTTTTTTAGCTTCACACAAAAAGAAAACCTCCCATCTAAAAGATAGGAGGTTTAGCTTAGTCGCATCCGCAACCATTTAATTCCTATCTATTATACCGTATTATTGTATTACTGTCAAATCAAACCCTTTTAACAAGGTCACCTATGGTTATCTCAGAATTTTTTGGTTTAATGGGAGTAATTTTATCTTCTTCAACATCAAGTGGACCTTTTGAAGTAAATCCACCCAGTGATTTTTGTAAATCAAAAACAGGACCTTCTTTCAGATGTTTTGCAATACAAAAATTTGGATATACTTCAGTGATAATTAATTCTGCTTTAATAAAATCATAATTCCCAAGAATAGTTCCATCAATATCTTCAATTTTGGGACCAGGTTCATAAATAGCAACTTTTTTACCTTTTCCAATGCTGTGGAGTTTATCGGTAAATCCTGCATTAATAACAACAGTAAATTTATCTAGAATTTTAATAACTTGCATTTGTTTTTCTGACATTTAATGTTTCCTCCTAACTAGACTTAACTAGTTTTTATAATTCAATTATTTTCAGCCCTTTCTTTTAGAGTTAGGGCTTTTTTAGTGCTGAGATTATCATTATAAGGGCATTTTATATTTTGTGGATTAAATTGCTTGTACGATACCCTATAATAGTTCGTTATGGTTTAACCAATGCTCTAATCTGGTACAAGTGGTTTTGAAAAGATACGGCAAGTTAAGTTTCTGACTGTTCGAGCTCTTTACGCAATTGCTCACGTTTGTTATCTAGTTTCTCATCATCTTCCAAAGAATACTCACTAAAGTATAGTCGTTCAACAAAACTGTTTACTAAATGTAAATCATCTAAATCCAAACCTTTTAATAGTCCGAGTATGTCTTTTATCTTTCTCCCCCTGCTGGTCTGTTCATCAATTCCTTGGGACTTTTCAAAAAGAAATTCAAATAATTCTCTTTCAGTCGAATAATTGGTTGTTTTTGTATATTCTACAAATTCTTCTGGACTCATATGAGAAATTTTTCTCGAGAGAGTGTCGAGTAAACCACTATCCGTATCATACCCCAACAAATATCCAACAGGGACACCAAAATACTCTGCTAATTTTTGAGCTTTATCTGGTTTGATAGCGTGTTTATTGTTTTCCCAATTAGAAATTGTCATCTTTGAAACACGCTTCTCGCCTTTTTTTAAATTCTTATTTAATTCAAGAGCTAATTCATCCTGAGTTAGCTTATTTTCTTGTCTTAACTCTCTAAGCCTATTTTCTATAGTATCTTTCATTATCATTACCTCAACATGATTATAACTGGATATTTTTCTTTTGTAAAGTTTTTTTATATTTTTCATTGACAAGTAAAGTTATTTTTTATAAAATATCATCAAGTAAAGAAAAACTTTACAGACATAACAAAAGGAAGGAGGAAAGAAAAATGCTTATTACCCCAAACCAAGCAAAAGCAATCCGTAGAAAACAGGCTGATTTAATGCTGACTAACCAGATTGCTTCAAAGCAAATTGGTATCAATCCGATTACTTATCGTAAGGTTATCAATGGTGGCGAAGTAAAAAAGAGTATCTACCAGAAAGTTATGGAATGGCTAGTAGAAGACTACTAATCTAGATGTTACTTAATTTGACAATCTCTTAATAAGTCATTATTTTTAGCCAAAAACTTTTACTTGCTACCTAAGGCAGTATCAAGAGGTTTGTTGCTTTTTCTCCTTATTTGTTCAAACCCTCCTTGGTACTGCTCTAGGTGGCAAGTACAGAAAAATACACAGAAAGGAAAACTATGGAACTAGTTTATATGGACGGACGGAAAGAGCCGTACACCACTAGCGAGATTATCGCAGAGTGTGCAGAGGTGCAACATCACACTATTACACGCTTAATCAGAGAACACAAGGTAGATTTTGAAAATTTAGGAAAGGTTGGATTTCAAATCCAAGCTATGACTAGTGGCCAACATTCAAAAAACTACATTTTGAATGAGCAACAAGCTACTTTATTGATAACCTATCTCAGAAACACCCAACCAGTCAGAGAGTTCAAAAAGAACTTGGTCAAGGCATTCTTTGAAATGCGGGATGAGCTGGCCAACTTCAAGATCCAACGAGCCTTAGAAAAGCCAAGGCGAAAAAACTTACTTGAAGCAATCAAGAACTGGGAGAATGCACCCAAACAAGCCTATGCCTCTGTAAACAATCTGTTGCTTAAGGCAGTAACTGGAATGAACGCCAAGCAGTTGAAAAACAAGCGTGGTGGACACAACGGTATTGATAGCTTGACAAGTGATGAACTGACAAACTACCAGGCTTTTGAAGATGTAGCGATAGCTCTGATTAACGTGAATATGCAATACGCTGACATTCGAGAGTTAATCATGAAAAAGCAAAAACTATCTGCATGATAGGAGGGGATAGACATGGCATACCTGCCAGAAGAACGAGAAACAGTCATCAACTACGATGAGCTAGCAGATACCTGGACATTTGAAACCAGTGTCCGCAGGCACATTACCAAGATTGAAAAGCGTATCGAACTATACGACATTCTTTCAGAGGAAATCGATGAGCGAGGGCGACGAGTGTATCTCAGAGTAAAAATGAAAAACGGAACAGTCAGCCCTTTGCAAAACCTCCAAGAAAGAAATAATCATGAAATCTATTCTACGACGCAGGAGAGTATCAAGAACGCACTTCTGACAACTTGAAATGTCTTTCTAGGGTAAATATACCACCCCACTACTTCACTTCTTCAAAATGAAGATGATATGCGTTAAAAATGAAAGGAGGCAAACCATAGGCGGACTAATCTATTTAACACTAAAAAAGACCGCTAAAAAACTAGCGGACCTAATAGAAACATTATTTGGAGTAAAAGAAAAGCCCAAAGTTTGACGACAGACAGGCTTTTCCAAAACATTACTAAATAAACAATTAATCAGCAGGCAAGCGATTAAAAGGGATTTAGTAAACAAATCTGAAATGATTATACCACAGAAACGTGGAATGTGCTAGCAAGTAGAGGGCAACTCTTAAAAATGCAGAGAAAATTACTGAATAAAAATAGAGCGAGGTAACAAAAATATGGAACAGTATTTTAAAGAATTTGAAGAAAAACTACAAGTGGCTGAGGAAAAGCTAGACATTCTAAGCGAATGGCATATTGCCAAAGAGCACAATGGAGCTGCTGAAATCGCTGAAGAATGCAGGGGAGCTATCACAAGCCTTTGGAGCGAATTTTACAAGCTATCAGATGCTTACAAAGAGGCTGAAACAAGCCATGAAGAATTTTACCAGGCGAATGTGGAGAACTTACTTAGAGAGCTAAAAGGGTATGACGATGAATGCACAACAAGATACAAAAAAGCTCCCAACTGGTTGCTATTCAATTTCCTGGACAAAGCTATCAAAGAAAACAACTTAAGCGACGGCATCATTCACACTACCGCTTCAACTTGGACATACCTACGCAGTCTAATTGTTAAAGACCTACGAGAACGGGAGCTACTGTAATGCAAGAACTAAACCTACCGCCAGAACTGACCTTAACCCTGATTGCTTTCCTGTTTCCCTTGGTTATTTACCTATGGCATCATTTAGGCACTTTTCAGCTTGATATAAAGCCGAAAACCAAGCCAGAGAATAAAGATGCCAGACCGCTGACCAATGCGAACTACGGGGCTTATATTCAATCACAAAGCAGATACTATAACTAGGAGGCTATCCATGGAAGACAAACTTGCCCAATTTATCAAACAAAATCCCAAACTTTACTCACTAATCATGAACTATCTTGAAGGGAATATCCCAAAGGAAGAAGTCGATAGATTTTTAGCTATGGACGAAGAAGACCGCAAGGAGTGGGTTATGAAACAAATGGAGATGTACTCATAACATACACAAAAGGAGAAAAACGATGACTGAAACAACTCTACCCAATCACTTATACAAGGTATTCAAACTAATTCCTTTAGGAATGACTCTACCAATATCCGCTACGGACCTAGCTCTTCACACGCATTCAGACGTTCGGACAGTACGGGAGAACATCCGTAAATTGATAATTGACTATGGCATTCCTATTTGTAGCAACCGTGACACTCACGGAGGCTACTATATCCCGCAAAATGATACCGAACGACTCGCTGGGGTATTGCCACTTCAACGGCAACAGAACGAAGAATACAAACGTATCAATGCTTTGTTGAGTGCAGACCTAAACGATTGGAGGAAATATCGAAATGTTTAGCTTAAGCAAAGAAAGTGAGCAGGATCTAACTCATGGGCTACTAGACCTCATCAATAAGTACCTGGAAGGACGCGAGAAAATCCAGCCTAAAGCTTTAGGTCTAATCACTGCCCAGCAAGTCTTAGAAGAGTTAGAAATAAACCCAAAGACCTTGAAACGTTGGGAAGACAACGGATTAAAACGATACCAACCACCACTAGAAGAAACCAGAAAAGTGTTTTATCGAGTAAGTGACATTCTGATATTTTTGGGGGTGGAGAATGGCAGATAACAAAAAGTATTATTACTTAAAGCTGAAAGACAATTTCTTTGAAAGTGATGAGGCTATCATTCTGGAAAGTATGCCTGACGGCTACATTTATAGCAATATCCTTTTGAAATTGTATCTACGCAGCCTAAAAAACAACGGGATACTGATGTTTAACGACTTAATCCCTTATAACGCTCAAATGCTTGCTACAATCACACGGCATCATGTAGGGGTTATCGAGAAGGCAATCCAGATTTTCCAGCAACTACGCTTGATTGAGATTTTGGATAACGGTGCAATCTATATGACCAATATCCAGAATTTTGTAGGAAAATCAAGCACAGATGCAGATAGAAAACGAGCGGAATATAACAAAATAAAGCGAGTTGGAGAAATCTCCACCATAGAAACGGACAAAACTCCACCAGAGATAGAGATAGAGAAAGATATAAAGTTAGATATAGATTTAGATATAAATAAAGATATATATTCCGAATTGGACAATTCTGCTGAACAGAGTTCAGCGTATGTTTTTCCAAATTGGCTTAATCAATCATCTATCGATGAACTGAAAAAAGTCAGTCCAAAGAATTATCACCTTTACATCCCTATCCAGTACCTCAATCAAGAAACTGGACACACTTATAAATTTATAGCTACTCACACCAAATTCATTCAAGCTAGATACAAAGACGGCTACACCCTTGAGGACTTCAAGAAAGTTATAGATACCAAGGTAGCCCAGTGGAAGAATAATACCGAAATGGCAAAATACTTACGGCCAAAGACCTTATTTTCTCCTAGCAACTTTGATAGCTATTTGAACGAGGCACCGAAACCTATTCAGGTAGAGCAGGACAACATGGAGCCATTACCATTTTAGAAAGGGGTCAGCATGAAAAAACATTTAGACAAAATTACTGTACTGGATGAGCTTTGCGAAAAGCACGGCACACCGCTTTGGCAATTCCCTTATACGAGCCAAGGACAAGAACACATTTCTAAAATGTGCCAAGTCTGTACACAAGAAGGCATAGCCCTGACAGAGCAGGAAACCTTGGAAGAGGCACGCAACCGCCAGAGGTATGTGACAACCTATGATGTACTTATGCGTGACAGCATTGTACCAAAAGAACTGAGAGGGGCAAGCTTTGAGAATTTCAAAGCTGATACTGCTGAAGAAAAGCAGATGTTAGAATTTGCTAAAAATCAAGTTGAGAAGTACAAACAAGGTATGACGGGCAACACGCTGATCACTGGCCAGACAGGTATTGGAAAAAGTCACTTGTCTTTTGCTATGGCTAAGGCAATCAACGAGCATTTCAAGGAGATTGGCAAGCCTAAGAGCGTGTTATTCGTTAGCTTGACTGAAATCATTAAGCAGATTAAAAACGGCTGGAACTACGGCAAAGGGGCAAACCTGACAGAGTTTGATGCCGTTGAGCAATTGACAAAGGTTGACTTTCTCATCTTGGACGATCTAGGGGCAAAGAATGCGAATATTGCGCCCAAAAGCGACTGGGAGCAAGATTTTCTATTTGACATTCTCAACAACCGAGAAACAACGATCATCAACACAAATCTGAATAGCCAGGAAATCAAGACCGTTTACAATGCACGAAATGCAAGCCGAATTTTCAAAGGATTAGAGGGGAATTCATTCAAGGCCTTCAGCATTTCAGACAAACGTTACACCATAAACAAATTTAAGCAAGGAGAACAAACAAAATGACCGAACAAGAATTTTTTGACCAGGCAGAAAAAGAACTGGAGGAGTTAAACCAGCAACGAGCCGAATTCATGTCTATGGATTTTAAAGAACTCAATAATGCAGACTATATAAACTTTTTAGAAATCGGGAACAGGATTATCGCTGAAGATGTTACTTTGAACGTGTATGAACTCTATAAACATCCAGATACTAGGGCGAAATGCTTTGCGACCATTGCCAAAATTGCTTATCACGTCAATAACATGTTTCAGACAACAGACCGCATGGAAGCCATGGTTGACAGTCTAGAACTACACTTCCAAAATATGGTCAAGAAATTAACACTTCAAACGGATAGCGACAAATTGGCAGAATTGCTACTTGAAATCAAGAAGGATAATCCGAATATGACGGCAGAGCAGGAAAGCCAATTCATCCGAGATATGGCAGTTAGTGGATTGTTGGCGAAGGAAGAGTAGAGTATGAAACCCAAAAATCATGCTGAGGCGACTAGAAATTACTTAGAATACGAGCTAGAAGAAAAATACTTAAACATCAACAGACTCATTCAAAAGAGAAAAACAGATCTACTGCAGGGATACGAAGCCAAACAGATGAATATGAAACAGTTTGATACATCGAAAATAAAAAGCAGATCTCATTTCAACTACGCAGAAAACATGGCACTTGAGTTTTCCAGCGATATCGTTATTCAAAAGTTAGAAGAGTTTCAAAAATGTATCGATGAGTTATTAAAAAAACTAGAGCCAGATGACCGTGAAATATTTGAATTACGGTGGGGGCACCAAAAAAGAGATTGGGAAGAGATTTATCACACTATGCAACTTGGGAAGACTGGATATCTATACAAGAAAAAGTCTTCTATCCTAAAACGTAGAGAGATAATTCTGGATAGCTTTGCTCGTCTTCTAGGGTATCTTTAGTATTTGGTTTATTTCAACTATCCATAACGAGAGATTTTCTAGTTGATTTTTAATAACTATCATGAGGCCTTGATACAACTAATTTCAGGAGGTGATGCAAAACTGGATACAATGTAAGATATGACTAATTCAAAAGGCTATGAAAAAGATTATTGACAAAAGAGGGTTTGAAAGGAGAGCTTCATATGGTTGATTGTAAGGACACATATTTTTTTTTAAAAGAACTTAACAAAGAAATAAGCAAAATAGATAAAGAGCTTGTTCTAATTGATAAATACATAAAGACCATAGAAAAAGAGGGGATGAAATGCGGATTAGGTATCCACCAACGGTATCAAATACTAACTGATAAAAAGAGACTGACAAAAGAAATTATTAAAGGAATTGTCTCAAGGTTTCCACTTGGAAAGGAAATAAAGGAACAATTGGAATTGCAGGAGACCAAATAACATAAGGAGGAAAAAATGAAACCAGCAAACACTAAAAAGTTTGTAAAAGATTTAAAAAAAGAAATCCACAAACTTGATATTCAGATTAACTTAGCTAAAACTGGTATGGATATTGCTGAAAGTCTAGGGGATAAAGCTGACTATAAAAGTAATAAACTAGAGTATGATAAATTGATTGTACAAAAGAATATAAAGAATGACTTACTACAATCCACGATAAATAAACTACCAATGGATAAAATGGCTAGAGCTACAAATAAAACATTTCAATAAGATTGGGGAAACAACATGAAAACACTACAAGAAATTTTAAAATACACTCAAGGGCTAAAGGATAAAAAAGNAACNAAGNTNNCAGANTGNAATNNNNATATANANGAAATATTCTACTCACAAATGACCAAAAATTTTAACATTTTTGACCAGCAAGATTTAGGAGTTTTTTATTATAAAGGAATACCTTATGCGAATACTAATCAATATCATATATATTTAGAGAGTATCTTATCTAAAACTGGAAGAAATGACATTTCATATTTTTCAGATGAAGCAACCTCTCTTTTCTTTGAATATAGCAAAAACCTAGGAACTCTAATTAATTCAACCAATATAAAACCAATTTCAAATGCTATAAGTCAAGAGATTAATCCTAATGATTTCGAACAAAAAGATTTCTTCGTACTTGATACAAAAAGAAGAAATTTCTTAGTAGGAAGTCTCCCTATAGAAACTCAACTATTTCTTTTTAATATATTCTGCCAGAATAACTTTATACTTTACGTGATGCCTGATATCTTAAAATCAAAAAACCAATTCTTCACTAGATCATTAATCCAATGTTATTTAGTGAGCATTACAGCAATAAGGTTAGTTTATACAAAATACGAAACATATCTATCAGAGGCTCAGAAAGAGCAGTTCTGCAAAATTATAGATAACAAAGAAAAGCATTTAAATATCAATCAATCTTTCAGAAACAACGTCTTCCATTATAAAATCTCCAATGTTCCTTTAGAGGTTTTTAGCAATCCTGATGAGTTTTTTGAAGAATTAATTGAATTTCATAGTAACAAAAGCTTTAAAGAATACCAGGAACTTCTCATAGATGAAACTATTGAAATAAATCGCTTTATCAACTCTCTTATACAATGAATGATAAAGAAGGTTACTAGTTTCTTATAACATTTGATTTATTACAAAAAGGATATTTACAGTTGCATAATCCAAAACTAGGCTTTTTTAGGTTATTAGCCTAGTTTTTTGTATCAATTTTCGTCAATTTTTGGGGAGAGGTATACAAGAGGATTGACACCGTTATTATTCTAGTGCTATCAAAGTTCGAAATGGGGGGGATAAGCACAAAAGAGAGAAATAAATCTCTCTCAAAAAAATATGATTTAATACCGTTTGTTAAAGAATTGGGTTCGTGGATCGTCTTCCTTCTTTTGTCCAGCCTCCTCTGCTAGTCTTGTATGTTTAATTTTATTATAGAGATTTCCTACACGATCAGTATTAGAATAGGAATTATAAAGTTGCGCTCCGCTTAATTCTTGCAAAATACTTCTTATCTGGTCTTGGTCTTTAAAAATATTATTTGATTTATTAGCAAGTTCTCTTAGGGCTTTGATATGTTGTAAAGCCTCTTGATTTAGTTTTTTATCTTCCTTTTCAATAGTCTTATTAAACTTATCATATATTTCTTTTGCTTCCATCTCGTCAAGAGGTTTCTCACTTATTAAACGTTCGTACTGATTATTATAGAGTTCTAGAGCGTTCTCCAGCTTTTGCAACTCTACTTTTCCATCATTAAATTTTTCTACATCTACCTCGGCTTCAGCAACGTTGATAAGTTCCTTAACTTCCTCGATTCGTTTTTTTGTTGCATATATATTTTGATTACAATCTGCAATCTTAGTTTCTTTTTTATCCTTTAGCCCTTGAGTGTATTTTAAAATTTCTTGTAGTGTTTTCAT